AAAAACCGAACCGACATAAACTGCAACTGTGGTATCACCTGAGTTAAGAGAACCACTATCAAAAGTAAAGGTTAGGGTTGTGTTCGGAGAGGAAAAAGAACTTGTTGCGATCTTACCAAAGATAGTTCCTGTATTAGAACCAATAACTTTAACTCTACGACCTACATGGTGTGTTGATGTAATATCTGAAGCTATTGTAACTGAACTAGCAGAGGCCCTGGTAAATGTAGTAGTGCCATCACCATCACCTAATAAGAACCACTCTTTGTCATTCCAGACTGATCGAACATCTTTAAGTTGTTCTCTAATGGCATTGTTTACATCAGATGGACTCATGCCCTCTGATATATTAACTCCATTAATCGCTGTGTTGCTACTTGCTGTTGTGCTATATGAACTTACTGTCATTGTAATAATCCTCTATTCTGTAATGCTTGATTGTTTTGCATTTCGTTTGATATTAAACCCATAGGTCTAGAAACTTTTGATGTTGCAGATAATGGAAATTGACTTAATGGCCCTTTAGCTTTTCCATAAAGATTTGCTGCTGTTCCTACTACTCTAGGGGATTGTGCTAATAATCCTGGTAAAAACATGGCTGGATTTGTACCTTGTATTGCTGAGTATGCCATTAATGGCACTTGTCCACCACCAGCTATAGCACCTTGTAATCCTCTTGGTACATAAGAAGATAAAGCTCCACCAGCTAATTTAGGCATAATATCAGGGTTTAATTTTGATACTATTTCACTACGATTACCAAAGTTTGATGCTGCATTGTCTTTTACAGCTTGGTTTAATTTTTTAAGAGTAGTTCCTGTACCAACATTTTTACCTAAACTTAATTCTTTAATTATAGCCTTTTCAGCTTTTGTTGCACTTTCATAAGCATTCATAACTTTTTTATAATCAGGAACTTCACTTACAATTAAATTATAAACACTTTTTCTTATATCAGATACAACAGTTCCTGGTTGTCCTACATTTAAGCCAGTTGGATATAATGAGTCTATCTCTTGTTTTAAAAAATCTAAACCTTCTGCTGTGTGTAATGATGGATCTTTTTTATATTGATCTACTAAATCTTCAATTTCTTTTAATTTTTTTGATGAGTCTTTATTTAGTTTTAATTTACCTTGTGATCCTATAGTTTTTTTACTTTTAAAATCTGCAATAACTTTATCTACATTATCAAAATTAATTTTCTTTTTACCTAATTGTAATCCTGAAACACCATCAGTATATGTTTTACTTTTTGCTTTATTAATTTCTTTTATAGAATTATAAGCATCGGTGACTACACTTTCTAAATCTTCACCTCTCATACCTTCTTTAAATTTCTTTTGTCTTGTGCCACCTTCAGCACCAGCTTCTATTGCTTCTTTTATAGCTCTACCACCAGCACCAGTTGTTGCACCAAAGAATTGAGTAGGAAGTTCACCAGCTAATGATGCACCTTTGCTTCCTATTTTTATAGGATCAGTAACTTTAGCAGCTTTACTAACTACTGATGCAATTTGACTACCTTTAGGTGCTAAAGTAGCACCTCCTGTCAATATAATAGATACATCAGATAACATTCCTACAGGATCGGTAGCAAAAGTTTTTTTAATATTTTCTAAACTTCCATATCTTTGAACAAAAAAATTTCCTACCTCTTTAGCTATTTGTTCATTACCTTGTTCACCTGGTATAATTAAATTAACAACACTAGAACCTAATGATCCTAAATCTTTAGCTGTTTGGATAGGACTTAAAAAAGGTGTAATAACATCTTTAGCAAACTTTTTAGCACTTGAAGGTACATTTGTTATAGCTTGTAGAAATGTGTTTGAGTCTTTTTTATATTGATTAAGTCCGTCATTGGTCTCTTGTGAACCAGTTAAGTCGCTTAATTTTAGTTTTCTATCTGCCATTAGTTTAAATCCAATCCTATTGCTTCAGCATTCTCTATTATAAATGTTTTTTCTTCAGGTTGTGCCTTTTGAAAATACTCTACAAGTTTTTCGTCTGATATATCTTTATAATCAGACACTTGATAAATTGATGATAAAAATTCATCTTTGCCATTGTTTATTGCAGATTGATTGTCTTGATTTATTGCGTCATCTAAATTAAATGTTGCTCTACCTGTATATCCTTGCATACTACCATTGTTGTTTTGAAAATAATTAACTGCTGATTGTTTAGATTCAATCATTGTTTTTATTCTTTCACGCATCCTTTTTAATCTAACAATATTCATTTCTTCACTAAGCAAAGGATTGAATGCTGCTTCAACTAATCTATTACCTTCTCTCTCAGTAAATTGAGCTCCAAGTGTTGCTCTTAATCCTTGAAAAACAATAGATCGTATATTATCTTGAAGATTTAGTGCCTCAGGATTTAAAACTGACAACACAGCATTTGGTGTTAATCCTATAATTGCACCTGTGACATTTTCATTTTCTAAAGTTTCTAGTGACTCGTCTAACTTGCTTAAATTTTCTAGTTCTACTTGATAAGCACCTGTATCTATCCACTTAATATATTCTGCTGCATATTTTTCATTTACTTTTTCATATCCTTTAGAAGTACCATCATTAATGTTAAAGGTATTACCACTACCACCTACTGTTGATATTTTTCCATCTGGACTAATATTTACTAATTGTTGATTAGTGCCTCCTTTACCATCAGGTACATCAATAAGTGTCTGTGTAAATCTGCCTTCAGGTTTTGCTGCTTCTTTTTCTTGTAATTCTAATTGTCTTTCTAATAATTTATTTTCAAACTCTTGTTGTTTTCTTGATGCCTCAGTTTGGTCTGCTTCATTCATATAAGCCATACCTTGAGCAACAGCTTGACCAAATGAAACAGGAGTTGTGGAATAACCACTAGCTTCTAGTAATCCTCTAGCCAAACCTCTACCTTGAGGACTTGTAGTAAAGTTTAATAAATTTTGACCTAATTGATTAGGAGGTGTGTTATTGGGTTTTGGTTGAGGTTTTACAAAAGCTGGTTTTGCATAAACTGTATTTCCTCCAGGTGCGTTTGGTTTTATGCTACTTGCTAATTGATTTTGACCTGTTTGTCCTAGTGTGTAACTTCCTTCTTTTGCTGGTAGTGCTGTAAATCTACTTTTTGGTGTTGTAAAAACTGAATAAGGTGTATTTCTTTCCTGTGGTTGATTTATATAACTAGGATTTGCTACTGTGGATCTTGGAAGTATATTATTATTCATTAAAATATCGTTAATATCGACCATTAAAAGAACCCTCCAAGTAATCCACCACCAATAGCTCCCATACCAGCGCCAACTCCAGGTATCATTCCAGCTATGTTAGCTCCTGTCATTGCACCACCAAGTAATCCAGCACCTGTGTTTCTAAAGACAGGTTGTGTTGATACAGTGGTTGAAGGCACAGCAGCACCTAATGATCCAAGGTAATAGTTTAACTTTTGATAGGGTTGTGTTTGATCGTAATCATATCGAGCAATAGCATCTTGTAGTTTTGCCATCTCTAGGCTTTCTCGTTCTTGTCCTACTTGTTGCAATCTTGCAATATCATTGTAATCCATTTCACCAAGTTGAGGTGCTATTTGGGTTGCAGCTACTTGATTATCTCTTTCACGATTATATTGATCGCTATAAACTTTATTAGCAAGTTCACCTAATCCTCTTGTGAGAATTTCTTGGTTAGCACCTGATCCTAGACGACCAGCTTTACTAAACTGTGACTGTACTTGTGAGGTTACATCACCAGCCATTTGATTAAACAAGGCTTGTGAGTAAGGATTGGTATTTGGTGATAAGTAATCACCTTGTAAAATTTTATTTATTTCTGTTTGTGATGATCCTAATAAGGGATTGCCCTGGGTAGCTCTTGCACTTGCTAATTGTAAAGCAGTATCTGTTTCTGGTGCAAAATCAACATAAGTGTTGTTAGGGAAAAATGTTGGCATATTAGGATTTTCATAGATATCCTGTGCAGCATTTATCGCTTGAGAGTAATAGGGTTTAATAAACTCTGATGGTTCACTTGATGTTGTTGTAGTTACATTTTGTGGGTTTGATCCTTTTGACATTTTATATTTCCTTATTTAGTAAGTATGCTTTAACTCTAAATCCTTTCAATTTTCTAACCCAACCTTTACGCCCAGCGACTTCAAGGTGAGTACAATTTTCTTTCTTTGCAAATTTTTCTATAACTATTTGTATTTTTTCTAACCAATTATTAAGGTTAGTTCCTCCAGCTAGAAAATATCGTAATATTTTCGAGTTGGGGTATTGTGCTAATTCAGTGACAACAGCACTTTCGACTGTGTTGTTATTCCAACTAATAAATAGTTGCATTCGATCATTAGCGAGGCCATACAATATATCTTCAATATTATAAGTTTCGTCTAATGCCTTCTCTAATAATGGAGCTACTTGACTCCATATAAATTCAACATCTTCACTAGGTACTCTAGTAACAACATTAGCCAATAATGCAGTATGATAGGTGTTGATCTGTGTTTCCTGAACTTGCATGAGTTAGTGTGGCACTTCCGTCTGCTCTCGCTGAAACATGAAGTCCATTAAGAGCTGTTCTTGCATTTGCAGTTGTAGGCATAAACAAAATAACTGAGTTGCCACTTATTCTTGCATCTGTAAGAGTTGTTGATGTTGCACTAGCAGTTAGTGTAATAGTGCCGGTGCTGTTAAGTTTACCATTGATCGTATTATTCAATGATGTCGAAACTAATCGTAAGTGTTGTCCTGTATCTGGTATTGATAAAGGAACTTGAGGAAACTGATTATCTGCCACCTTCAGGTCTCGCTTCTATATCTACACCTGACATGGTGTTAAAGTTACCTGTCACATTCACCCTAATGCGATGATATCGAGATGTACTCCGTAAAGGACAAGTGCCAGTATCATTAGTGCTAACAGCACTGCCAGTTGTTGTGGTGTCAAGTTGTGATTGCCTCGTAATAGGTGTTATAGTTACAGATGTGTTTGTTGTTCCATCAACAATCGGTCTGCAATTAATTAGTGTTGATCTTTTACCTTCTGCTCCTTCAAACTCTGTCGTATCAACTGTAGCTGATAGACTGTTTGCAATAAACTTTCCAAACTTATTATCAGAGTTAAAACCAGCTAGACCGACAACACCTTCTCTATAAAAGTAAGAGTCAAGGGATCGTGGTAAGTTATCTAAATCACCTAACACATCTAAACTTTCTAAAGTGTTAAATGCTTCTTGTGATGCACTAGCAATAAACTCTAAATCTTGGCCACTACCTGTACTCCATTTATTGACAGCATAGTTGTAAATTAATAATTTATTATTCGTAGTTCCTGTAGCTCCTGATCCACGATACGACCATACAACAATACTATTGTTTGGATCGACAGCAGATGTAATACCATCAAGATTAGAAGATAAATCATCAAAGAAGAAGTTATCGACTTTACCATTACCTATTGGTTCTAATTGTTGAGCACCTGTTAGTTTATAAAAACCATCTTGTGCTAAGAAAAATATTTGGTTTCCATAAGAAGCTACTGACTTTGGTGCAAATGCTCCAATGTTATCTGCAATCTTATCAAACTGAAAGATCAGAGGCACACCTACATAAGACATTCTGTAGATCGCCTTTTCCATAAAGATTACACCAGCACTCTCACCACCTACGATGGCTTGTATATTTCCATGAGAACCCACAATGTCTTGGAAGCCAGACTGTGTTGCTTGGCTCGGAGTCCATGTAGAACTATTATTAATACCTGACCATTTAACTCGTTGGTTATAGGTTGTAGAACTTTCTGTTGTATATCCAGAAACTACAAAGTCTCTAATCACTGCGATGTATTTTGCTTTTAATGATACAAGATCACTAAAGGCACTATCTACACCTTCTTCAAACTTTTGTATATTATCTGCAAAGTTAGTAGCAATAATGTTTGAGCCAAATTGTGTAAAGGCCCAGAAGTCTCTGGCATTCTCTGTCGTAGAGTTATTGTAGCCACCAGCTTTGCTTTTATCTTGAAAGACTAACGAGGAGTCCATCTGATATAATTTAGTAGCATCACCAGCATAGTTCGTAGAACCACTAGCACTAAAACTTGTAAATAAACCTAATGCACTTCCTGTTAATCCAGTACCACTCAGGGCCTGAAAACCAGCTAGGCTTTTATAACCTTTAGCTAGAGGTAAGACATTATCTACAACCAACGCACCTGAGTTTTGGTATGTTGGAAGATCGGCTTGTAAATCACCAAACTCAATCATCTAGGCCACCTGTGGAGTTGACATCTGTAAAGGTGAAGATGTGGTTGAACCTCTTGATGATGTTTCGTTAGCATTCTTGAGGGCCTCTTTATAAAGATTACCCCAAGTGTTAATTCTTTCGTCTTGCATAATAAAGGGTGCTGACTCTGCTAATGCACCATATAAATATAATTCAGGATAGTTTGTTAGAATTGTATTGGTTGTGTTGTCATCTGATAATGCAGATAAACTTTTATAATAATTTATTTGTAAGGTTGTAGCTGAGTCTGGTGCTACACCTAAAAGAATATTTGTACCGAGAATAGTAAAATATGTAGGTTTGCCTCTACTTTGACTGACATTATACTTGTTGTAAAAATCACTGTTGTTTATAAACCTTAATGTGCAATAAGGATCGCTTTGATAAATGACTGTTGTTGCTTCAAGATAACCTGTCGGTAGTGCATAACTTTGAGTACCAGCAACAGTTGTTATTGATGTATCAGTGTTTATCATTTCTCTTACTCGTAGCTCTCTATTTAATCTAGCCTCTGTTAAAGTAATAAAATCAGCTAAGTTTGCAGTGAGATCACTTCTATTAAGGTAGTTTGCAATAGTAGTCTTGAGATTGGAGTATGTGTCTAATGCCATTATAAGTTACCTGTATATATTCTAAAATGTTTGTTATCGGAGTCGTTAAGCCAACGAAAGAACTTTGTTTTATCTAAAACTTTTCCATTGTAATTTAAAATGCCTTGCTTCGCTAATTGGTGTACGACTATGTTAGGCAATCGAGCAACACGATAACCTTTTTCATTTTTAAGTGCATTTAATTTATACGCACCTTCGTTTTGTGCTGCTTTATTAGCATCTAGGATTTCTTTAATAGTTGCTTGATCTTGATAGTTTTCTATATGAAATTTATTCTCAGCCTCATCAACAATTAAATTAGTTTTGACTGATGATTGATCTCCAGGATCATTAAGTGAGAATTTTTTACTCATTACTTTATTGCTTTAGCTATCATTGCATCAACAGTATCTTTCATCGATAGACCTTGATTACCTGAGATGCTTAACATGGGATCATATTTACGATCACCTGGTGATGTTTGTTTTGATTGTTTCTTACCATCGCCTTTAGAAATCATTTGGTCTGATTTCTTTGCGTTTTCTACAATCTTGAACAACTTTGATGTATGTTTTTTATTGCTGAATATTGCCATTTGTTCCTCTCTATAAGTAAAGGGGGTGCATGAAACACCCCCAAGATAAATAATTATGCAGTTAGGTTAAAGATACCATAGTTTGCATTTGGTGCTTTTGCACATAGAGCATACTCAGCTAAGAGTAGCTTCTTGTCAGAGTCACCAGTTTTTGCAAGATCAGTAGTTTGGAATGGTCTTAAAAAGTCCACACTCCACATATCCATTTGTAGGATATCTACTCTGTTTGCGTTTTGATGTCTGTTTGGTACGAAAGCTACCTCACCAAAGTCTGATACATAAATGTCAGTAGTACCGATTGATACTTTATCACTCGCATCTTTATACTTTGTTGCTACACCAGCAAATGCAGAAGCTAATTGCTTGTGTGATGGTGTCATCATTACTGTCTCAGGCTCTCCACCTAATTCAAAGGCTTTTAAAAGACCAGCTTTTAGTAGTGCCTCTGTGTAAGTTCTGTTTGTACCACCAGCGATTGCTGTTGCACCTGTACCAGCTGGAGTTGCTGATGGTGAACCATTAGTTGAGAAGTTACCAGCAGCAGAAGATGTACCTGGTTTGTTACCACCATACCATGTTCCAACAGAAGCAGTTTCTCTAGCTGTGGATGCGTTACCAGCGACTTTTGCATTTTCGATTCCTACTAATGCTCTTTCAATGTCTCGCTTGATTTCTTTACCCATCTTCGCTAATTGGTACGCCATCTGTGTACTCATTCCAGCGTTATCCACTGCATCATCAGTACCAGAAATAGTTACTGCTTTTGCAGAAATTTGGGTTTGGTTATTAAGTCTCACAGTAGCAGTTCTTGCATCGCCTGTGTAGTCATCACCTTCGATTTGTGCGTTTGCAGCAGCATCAGCTAGTGAGTCTGTCTGCCATTCGTAAAGTGTGTTTGTTGCTGTACCTTTAGATGCATTGCTCATAAAAGGAGTTTCAGAAGGTGAAATATTGTAAATTACATCAGCTAAATCTTCTCTTATAGAGTTTGCACCATCATAGGTGTCAAAAGTATTGGTTGGTTGTGCCATTACTTATTCCTTTCTATATATGTTATTGAGAATAAATCTCTTGAAGAACAGAAACTGCGTCTTGCACTTTTCCTGTCTTTTTGAGATTTGCTTTTTTAGATTTCAATCGCTTTACTACTTCATTATCATCTTGAATTTTAGGACTAGATGAACTAACCACTTTCGATACCTTTGTTACTTTTTTATTTTTTAGATTAGCTTTCTTTAACTTATCGTAACGATAAGCATTCGCTAACATCATAACTGCTCGGTGATCGACTAACATTGCAATCTCTTGATCGGCATATCCAATCGACTTTGCATAGTTAGTTAAGTTTTTTATAAACTCAGGGCCTTTATCTTTGTCTCCATAGATAGGTAGTTTTTCAGCAAGAAGTTTTCTCTCATTATCTAAATATTGAGAATAGACCTTTTCGCTTTCTTGTTGTTTTTCTTGGCGAATACGATCTTGTTCTTGTTGAGCTGCTACTTGTAACTCTTTTCTACGATCTTGTTCAGCTTTCTGTTTTACAAACTCTGCTGGATCTTCTTGATAGAGTCTTTCCATATCAACTTGAGGTTCACTAGCTTTTAATTGTGCAGACAATACTTGAAGTTGGTTTTCGTATTGATCTCTTTTGATTTTAGCCTCCTCGTTTAACCTGGTGTATTCTGAATTTTTTTCTTCTACACTTTTTCTATCTTGCGATAGTTTTTCAGTCTTACGAGTATAATCACTTTGTCGAGAATATCCCTTTTTGAGTTCATCAAGGGTAACTTCTACATTTTCACCATTAACAGTTAATGTGTAAAGTTCCTGATTAGTATCAGAAGGTGTTTCATCTTCAATTTGATCTATAAGTTCTTCATCTTCAAAAGTTTCATCGATATTCGTTTCCGAGTCGGTTACTTGTTTTGTTGAATCTTCACTTGCTACTTCCTGAGTCTCTGAGGCGTTAGTATTTAGTAAGTTCTTCAGGGTGGTAGCTGCCTCACCTACATTGAGAGGCTTGGGCATTGGTGCAACAGTCTCTGTTTGAGTCTCTATTGCCGAGTCCATTGCTGGTTGTTCTGCCATTTAATTACTCCTATTTTTTTATGATTTTACCAGTTTCCATGATTGACTGGATTTGCATCACAACGAGTTCCAACATTCTTCTCATGACAAAAATGTTTTCTCTCTGTTCTGAATTTTGTAGATCACTACTTAACCATTCTTGGTTTAGGTCGGATCGAATTTTTTGTACTGCTTCTATAAATAATGGGTGTTCTAATACTTGTTTTGCTTGTAGGCTTCTTTTTTGTTCGTTATCTGCCACGAGTATATCCCATACCTGTAAAATTCTTAGAATTTATTTGTTTCTTTGGTGACACAAATGCTCTTTTTCTTTCAAACATTTTTTCACTTTCACTTTTCTCTCTATTAGGATCTGGTGGAGAGTAAGAAACTATATTGGATGCACCAAAGTTAGACTGAAATGGGTTTATATTAACATTGGCATTGTTATCTTTGTAAACACTTGATCCCATGTAATCTGCTTTGTCACCTCTTTTGGTTACATCAGCCATAGCTTGAGCTTCTTCAGCAGTTTTACCTAAATTGTTTTGCGCAAAATCCATCATATTTTTCTGTGCTAATTGATTTTCAAATGCCTGGTTAGCTTGTACTAAGTTTAAATTTCCACCTTTAGCAAAACTATAACCACCATCATCTCTTTTATTGATAACCCCAGCATTCGCTAGTGTATTAGCATCCATATAAACACCTAATTGACCAAAGGGTGTAAATCTTTTATATAAGCCACTTAATCCATCACCATATAAATCTAATTTTCTATCAGGATCATTAGGATTAAAATAAGATTGAACATCATCAGCAGTGCTACCACCAAGACCTAAATTCATAAAAGCATTTTGTTCAGGACTGAATGCACTTCCAACACCACGATAAGTTTCATTCATTTCATTGTTATCGCTATCACCCTCTTGTGGATTCATTTCTGGTAAGACACAGGCCTGAAGCACAGGATCATAAACTCTGCCCTCTCCTGGATATAATTCTTCACAGTTAGGGGTATTATTAACTGGATCGTCAGGTGTGGGTTGAGCTGCTGGTGGCACATAAGGGGTGCTATCAACGATATAGGGATTAGTTGAGGGAGCTGTGAAAGGAGGAAGTCCACCAGCAGTATTGTTGAGGTAATTGTTTATAATTCCTTGTGCTTGTGTTGATTGAAAGAATGGTGATGTGAATGCCATTAGTTAATTCCTTGTTGTATAATTTTTGTTGCTAGTTTTTCTTTTTCTAGTTCTCTTGCATCAGACTCTTTCACAACTTGTGTTGCTAGTTTCTGTTGATCTAAATTAAGTTTTTCTAATTTATATTGTTCATCAGACTGCTGCTTTCTAGCTTTGAGTTGTAGGTCTGCTTGATCTTTTGCTTGAAGTCTTTGGAGCTCTTGTTGTGCTAGTTGTACTGTTGGATCTGGTTGTGGTTGTTTAGGTGGAGGAGGAGGCATATTTGCTGGGTTGTTAAAGAACTGACTTGCATCTTTATAACCAGCATTCTCTAAATACTTCTCTAAGGTATTATAAATCTTTTGAGGATCGACTATACCCATACCACCAGCACCGATTAGTTTTTCTTGTACTGCTAACACACGACCTAAGACTTCGAGTCGTTGATCTTGTGAGCCTGTACCGAGTCCAACTTGAACTGTTGCATTATATCTATCTACCCACTCTCTAGGGTTCATGGGTATGAACTGATTTCTTAATTTAATAATTCTTTCTTGATCTTGGTATTTACAAACCAAAGTTAAAATGCCCTGGAACATTCTTTTAATGCCTTCACTAAAGTTACGAGCATATAATTCTATTCTTTGTGTTGATGCGTTCATCATCACATTTGCACTTGTAGCTGTTGTATGTGATTTGTTGATTTGATCGGCATCTAATCCCATTTGGACTTTAGAAACACCTGATCTTCCTTCTCGTATTTGATCGACTTTCTCAATCATTGCCAATCCTTCTTGCATGAAGTTAGGTGAAGCTAGGGGTGTAACAGCATTGGGTGATTTTACTCTTACAATTCCCCCAGCTCTTGAAGTAAGGAGATCGTCTATGTTTGCTTGTCCATCTACGACAACAGTTCTTGCGTTGTTTTGTAGATAGGCGTTATTAAGAGTTTGCCTTAGGAGGGTAGTCTTAATCTCTTGCACATCGCCAATTAAATCGTATATGGATAATCCATAAAAACGATGTGGCATAGGAAGAGCAGTAACAGTAGCAAAAGGTATCTGTTCAATGGGTTCATTCTCTAAGATGTGATAGGCATTAGGGCCTGAACCACCCACTACAATGTGTCTTAATTCTGCTATTCCATCATTGTCGTAATCGCATTTCATGTAGCAATCGACAATCGAAACTCGTGTCAATAAAGGATCAATGTTTTGATATTCTTGAGGCATGGTCTCATCGTCATACGATCTTCTGGTGACTGCCTCTGTGTTATAAATTTCTTCATCAGCTACAGGTAGTTCATTGACAATCTTCTTGTCAAAACCCATACTGATTAACTCTGATCTTGTCTTAAAAACTCTCTGACCAATAAAGTTACAATCTTCTAATGAAGTCGCTGTTTTACTAATAAGCATACTTTCAGGGGGTACACTCTCAATAACAACACGACCATAATCTTTTACTCTTTTGACAGTCACATTGTAGGTAGCTTCCATCATATCGATATTACCAATATCTAGTTCTGTTGCTGTATCTTCGACTTCTACAACTTCAACTTCGGTATCTGCTAATAATGCCTGGTATTCAGCTTCATTAAGATTTTCATAAGACTCTTGCTTTTGTTCTTTGTCTTTCTTCCAATAGTATTTGACAAAACCATTTTTAGAAATCAAAGCATCTTTGAACATTGTATGTAGAATAGAATAACCATTGTTATCCTTCATAAAGATATGGTTGATGTAATCTGATGCTTGATCTGAATAAGCGACATCTTCAGGGCCTTGTGGTTCAAATCGAACTATACTCTCACCTTGCGTAAAGATACGCATCATTGAAGGGAGAATACTCTCGACTACTTCTAATACATCTTGGGATCTTACTTGCGATTGACCTTCTACTTCATTGCCCAGGGGTTCACCTAAATAGAACTTTAACGCATTGCGTCTTTGTTCTGATAGCTGTCCACCATAAAAGCCTAAAGAGTTTGTAATCTCTTGCCCTATCAGTGATTTTAATCTGTCTTTTGTTAATTTCATACTATTCCTAATCGTGGATATTCAATTCTTGATGACCAATTTTTAGTCTCTTGTAATCCTGTACAGACATATCTGAAGGCATCAGCACTATGTGATGTCCAATCATGTTGTGGTCTGTTTTTTGTTTCGCCTTTATCGGTGACTGCCCATCGATATTGTCTCAAGGCATCTAATCCATCTTTTGTTTTTTCATAGTCAAACCAACATCTACCTAGTGTCATTCTGGTGGCGTTAATACCATCTTCAATCGACATCTTCGGTACAATGCTTGTCACTAATCCTAGTGATTGAGCTATTTCTAATCTTGATTTACCAGTTCCAATCTCTCGGACATTGGCATCGTGTGGAAGGTAATGGGTATCGTAGATATATCCTCTTTCATCAAGAACTGAGGCATAATACTCTAAACTTTCACCACTATCTTCAAAGTAATCTATCAGGTGGATTGCTGAACCTTTTTGCTGCACAAACCATATCGCAGTCTTATCTCGCATCCCTAGATCCCAGTAAGTATCTACTTTAATGGTAGAGTCATAAGGAACTTTAGTAATACGACCTTCAGTATCTGCTTTCGCTAGTGATTGCGAATAAATAGCTCCTATAGCAGAACTTTCAAAACTACACTCATATTCTGCCTCGTATATCTCAGGAGGCATCATTGATTTAGCTGCTGCTAGTTCTTCTGCATCGACTATCTTTGTGTCACTAGCTTTAAAACTTTGTGCATACCAATTCTCATCTTGCAGTCCATGATTATAGAGATCAAAGAACGAATTATGTCCAGCCGGAGTACCAATCGCTACCATAAACCCTTTACGATCCGATAATGCTGGTCTAATAACCTCAGTCCACATCTTGGGAGGCATTTGTGCTACCTCGTCTAAGACAACACCATCCATATACAATCCTTTAAGGGTTTGTGGTCTCTCACAACCTAGTAATTGTATTCTTCCACCATTAGGAAGATCAGCTCGTAGTTCTGTTTCGTGATATTCC